ATCCAGATCGAGTTCACCGAGGAGCAACTCAAGGAGTACATTCTTTGCTCTCAGGACCCCGTCTACTTCATGGAACGATACATGAAGATCGTGACCCTCGATCAGGGTCTCATGCAGATCAAGTTGTATGACTTCCAGCGAGACATCGTCCGAACGGTCCATGCCAACCGATTCACCATTTGCAAGATTCCTCGCCAGTCGGGCAAGACAACGGTTCTCATCGGTGAGGTCGTTCATCAGATCGTTTTCAATCCGAACTACAAGGTCGCCATTCTCGCCAACAAACTCAAGACCGCCACCGACATCATGGATCGTGTGAAACTGGTCTACGAGAACCTTCCCAAGTGGATGCAACAGGGTGTGGTGGAATGGAACAAGACCAGCATTACCCTTGAGAACGGGTCGAAGGTCGTCGCCGCCTCGACATCCTCCAGTGCCGTCCGTGGTTCGTCCTATAACTTCCTTCTTCTGGACGAGTTCGCCTTCGTGCCCGATCAGATCGCCGAAGACTTCTTCGCCTCGGTGTATCCCACCATCACGGCAGGTACGACCACGAAGACGGTCATCGTGTCCACGCCGAACGGCATGAACCTCTTCCACAAGTTGTGGACAAACGCCAAGAACGGTCGTTCGGACTTTGTTCCCGTTGAGGCACACTGGTGGCAGGTCCCCGGAAGAGACGAGAAGTTCAAGCGGGAAACCATCAAGAACACCTCCGAAAGACACTGGACCTCGGAATACGAATGTGAGTTTTTGGGGTCTCAGGACACCCTCATCAAGGCATCCAAGATTGCATCCCTATCATTTTCCGAACCGATTGCTCAGAGTCAAGAGGGACTGACGGTCTACGAGAATCCCAAGCCAAACCGGCTCTACATGTCCCTTGTCGATACTAGCCGGGCGATTGGTCAGGACTACCATGCTCTTACCGTCGTAGACGTAACCGAAATACCCTACAAGGTCGTCGCCAAGTACCGCAACAACCATCTCCCCGCCGCAGTGTACCCTAACGTCATCCAAAACATTGCAATCAAGTACAATAGTTCCTATGTTTTGATTGAGATCAATGACATAGGTCAGCAAGTGGCCGACATTCTTCGAGATGAACTTGAATATGACAACATGATTGAAATCGTTGTCAAAGGCAAAAAGGGACAGAAGATGGGTGTGGCATTCGGTGGAGCCAAGACCTATAACGGACTCAAGATGTCGGCCAGCATCAAAAAGATCGGGTGCATGGCTCTCAAAGAGATGATCGAAGGCGACAAACTGATTCTGAACGACTACGACATCATAGCAGAACTCAGCACCTACATATCCAAGGCAAACTCATATGAGGCCAGTTCAGGATATCACGATGACCTCGTCTCGACGCTTGTTATGTTCGGTTGGATGACTACGCAGCCATATTACAAGGAACTCGTGGACATCGACGTGCGTAGGCGAATCTATGAGGACAAACTCAAGAAGATCGAGGAGGATTTGATGCCTTTCGGTTTCTTCTCGGATGCGGAGGAAGATGAGGGCGAAGCGGCAAGATTGCTTGCGGAAGAGGGCCGGAAACGGTCTGTGAATCGCAAGGATACGTCATGGATGGCCGATGCTGAGGATATACTCTGAAATAATCAAAGGTATAAATATCCATCGACGACACCTAGTCTATACCAAGGAGACGCATAAATGGCATTTCAACTTTCCCCCGGTGTTCAGGTTACTGAGCGGGACCTCACGACAATCGTTCCTGCGGTCGCAACGACCAACGCCGCATTTGCGGGCCTTTTCAGTTGGGGTCCGGTGAACAAGGTTGTTCTGATTGACAGCGAAAACAATCTCGTCAAGACCTTTGGTCTCCCTGACGACACCAACTACAAGTATTTCTTCTCGGCGGCGAACTTCTTGTCCTATGGCAACAACCTCTCGGTTGTTCGTTGCCTTTACACCAATACTGCTGCAAAGAATGCTGTTGGTAATGGATCTTTTGCTTCGGTGTCCGCAGGTCTGATTAACAACATAGATGAAGTTGGCAGCAAGGCTGCTTCTTCGTTTGGCTATTTCACCGCTCGCTACCCCGGCACCCTCGGAAACTCTCTGCGTGTTGAAGTGTGCGGCGTAGGTGGTGCGGGATTGACTGTGGGTGGATTGTCTGCGGGAAGCCCTTCGAATGCAACTCAAACTTCACTTACAGGTCCGCTCGGGTATAATAGTTGGGCATACAACAATCAGTTCGATCGTTCGCCCGGAACCAATGACTACATCGCTTCTCTTGGTGGCTCTGGCGATGCCTTCCACCTTGTCGTTGTTGACAAGGACGGTCTCTGGACTGGTGCCTCCGGTACGGTCATGGAGAGATATGAGAGCCTTTCGCTCCACACCGATGCCTCGGATGCGAATGGCGTATCCAAGTTCTTCCGCACACGAATCAACTCGGATTCGAAGTATATTCTCTGCCCTGAAGGTGGTTCTTGGACCAATGTCTATGGAGACATCTGCAACTTCGTATATGGTGCAGCGGCTGGATTCACTGCTTGGGCTGGTATCACTGCGGCATCAAACACGCTGGCTTGGGGTGGAGTGACATTCGGTGGTCAGAATGCCGTACACGGAGGCATCAACAGCACCTATAAGGCTTTCGGTGTTCTTCGCTACGACTTGACCGGTGGCGTAGGTGAAACCGCTCCGTCTTCGACAACCGACTATACCGATCTTGCATTCGGTGGCGCAGGTGGTGCGACGGGTGGATATGATTTCTTCAAGGACCCCGAAACCATCGATGTCAATCTCATCATCGGTGGCCCCGAAGCAACCAACCAAAGCCTTACCAATCCGGTCGCCAAAATGATTAAGGACCGCATCACCGATGTTCGCAAGGACTGCGTGCTGTTCTGCTCGGCTCCGATCGACAATCCCGCCGCCACCAATGACAACAAACTGACATGGGCCAAGGATTATCGCAACGCCATCGGTTCGTCGTCCTACGTCGTCATCGACTCGGGCTACAAGTACATGTACGACATCTACAACGACAAGTATCGTTGGGTGCCGCTGAACGGCGACATTGCCGGTCTCTGTGCCCGTACCGACCTCACGAATGACCCATGGTGGTCTCCTGCCGGATTCAACCGTGGTCAGGTGAAGGGTGCCATCAAGTTGGCATTCAACCCCACGGCCACCTTCCGTGACGAACTCTACAAGAACAACATCAACCCCGTGGTTCAGTTCCCCGGCGAAGGTGTTGTTCTCTACGGCGACAAGACCGCTCAGGCCAAGCCCTCGGCGTTCGATCGCATCAACGTCCGTCGTCTGTTCATCGTGCTTGAGAAGGCAATCGCCACGGCTTCGAAGTACAGTCTGTTCGAGTTCAACGACTCGTTCACCCGAGCCCAGTTCCGCTCGCTGGTCGAGCCGTTCCTGCGTGACGTGCAGGCTCGTCGTGGCATCTACGACTTCAAGGTTGTTTGTGATGAGAAGAACAACACCCCAGAGGTCATCGACGGAAACCGCTTCGTCGCCGACATCTACATCAAGCCCGCTCGTAGCATCAACTTCATTCAGTTGAACTTCGTTGCTACACGAACTGGCGTGTCTTTCTCTGAGGTCGGAGCCTAACTTAGCCTCTAAATAGAAGAAGGAGAATCTCACACATGGGTCAGTTCAACATCGACTCTTTCAGGGCAAATCTGGTCAACGGCATTGCCCGCAACAACCTCTTCCTCGTGCAGGGAAACTTTCCCTCCGGGGGTCTGGGTGCAGTGAACTTCGCCGCTTCGGCGGCGGGTGCATTGCTCGGTGCATCCGTGGGTGCCGCAGTCGGTGCCGTGGGCAATGCTCTCGGCGGTGGCAGCCCCAGCACGCAAGTATCGTTCCTGTGTCAGGCGGCTTCGGTCCCTGCGGCCACGATCGCCGTGGGCAGTGCCAACTACATGGGTCGTATCTTCAAGTTCCCAACCGACAAGTCCTTTGCGGACTGGAACATCACCGTCTACAACGACGGAAACTACAGTCTCCGCAAGGCTTTCGAGCAGTGGATGAACTCGATGAATACGGGAAAGACCAACGTAGGTCCCAACGCCATGAATGGCTACATGACCGACTGGTCGGTCTCTCCCCTCACTCGTGAAGGAAACGTCATCACCACCTACAAACTGGTTGGTTGCTGGCCTTCCGCACTGGGCGAAATCGCTCTGAACATGCAGCCCGACACCGCACCTTCGACATTCCAAGCGACACTCTCGTACCAGTACTACGAGATGGCGAACGTGACTACCTAAGTCTGAGTATCTCTTGTTGAGGATTTGTAATGGCAGAACTATTTGGGTTCAAGTTAGAGCGTTCCAAGCGGCAAAAGCAGGATATGAAGGCACTGAAATCGTTCGTGGTTCCAACCACGGACGACGGTGCCATTCCTGTTGAAGCAGGCGGATTCTTTGGACAGTACATCGACCTCGATGGCACTGTTCGAAATGACTTTGAACTCGTCATGAAATATCGTGAAATGGCGATGGACCCCATCACGGAAATCGCCATTGACGATATTGTGAACGAGGCTATTGTTCTCGGCGAGAAAAAGGCTCCGGTCAAGATCATCCTTGATCGGCTCAAGCAGCCCGACAACATCAAGGAGAGGATACACGAGGAGTTTCGAAACCTTCTCCGTGTCCTTCAATTCGAGACCAAGGGATCGGACATCTTCCGCCGTTGGTACGTTGACAGCCGTGTCTACTTTCACGTCATCATCGATGAGGAGAATCCCCAGAAGGGCATTCTTGAACTTCGCTATGTCGATCCCATGACGATCACGAAGATTCGTGAGTTCAAGAAGGAGACGATGAAGGACGGCACGAAAGTGATCGCCGGTTATAGAGACTTCTACATCTACAACAAGGACACCGCTCGTCAGGGCGGAAATGTCTCGGGAACCAAGATTAGCGAGGATTCGATCGCATTCTGTTCGTCTGGTCTGATGGACAGCAGATACAAGCGAGTCGTCGGATTCCTTCACAAGGCCATCAAGCCCCTCAACCAACTCCGAATGCTTGAAGATGCCGTAGTCATCTACCGCATCTCTCGTGCCCCCGAACGCCGCATCTTCTACATCGACGTGGGCAATCTTCCCAAGACCAAGGCGGAAGCATACGTCAAGGGACTGATGAATCAGTACCGCAATCGTCTGGTCTACGATGCCAATACGGGCGAAATGCGTGACGATCGCAAGTTCATGTCCATGCTGGAGGACTACTGGCTTCCCCGCCGTGAAGGTTCTCGTGGTACGGAAATCACCACGCTACAGGGTGGTGCGAACCTCGGCGAATTGACCGACGTGGTCTACTTCCAGAAGAAACTCTACCGTGCCCTTTCGGTTCCTGTTAGTCGTCTGGAACAGGACAAGCAGTTCATGCTGGGTCGGTCCACCGAAATCACCCGTGACGAGGTGCGATTCAGCAAGTTCATTCACCGTCTTCGCACACGGTTCTGTGAGTTGTTCTACGACCTTCTCAAGAAGCAGTTGATTCTGAAGAAGGTCATCACGCAGGACGATTGGCCGAACTTCCGAGAGGCCATCTACTTCGACTTTGTGAAGGACAATCTGTTCACGGAACTCAAGAACGCCGAAGTCCGTGAGCGTCAGGTTGCCGAATTGGGTAATATCAAACCATACATAGGTAAGTACTATTCGCACGATTGGGTTCGCAAGAATGTGCTTGGACAGTCCGAGGCAGAAATCAAGGATATGGACAGGCAGATTGAGCGTGAGCGTAATGCGGGCAAGATCGAGGCGGATACGACGCAGTTCGGTCTGGCATAAGGACAAGGGATGGAAAAAGACACCGAGGACATTCTCAAGACGGTCATCGAAACTCTGATGAAGAAGGAGGCTTCGAAATTCCGTGGTCTGATCCAGAAGGAACTGGCATCGAAGATCAACGGAAAAATCGAAGAACTCAAGAAGGCTCTGTCGGGTCAGATGATGACCTCTCAAAAGTCTCCGACAACCGTCACCGAAATCGGTGGTCCCGTTCCATCCGGAATGTCTCCTTCGGCACCTCCCGCCGTATCCCCTGTTCGGGCGGGAGATCTTCGGATCGTTCCCACCGCAGCGGGTGCGAACAAGGACGACGTGTCGCTTGACCCGAACTTCGAGAAGGAGTTCTTCTACAAGTCCTACGAGTACAAGGGTCAGAACGTCATCGTCAAGCAGGTGGGCACGGGTTTCGGAAAGCCGGTTCGAATCTACATCAACGACCGCCGTTGGGAGTTCTTCCCCGGCCCGAAGACCGCCGAGAAGGCAACCAAGGAATACATCGACATGATGGTGAAGAGTGCGAAGAAAGATCCTGAACTGGCATCCGCCATGACGAACAAGGTCAAGTCCGACAAGAAGGCCGGTCTCGCCGCCGCTCCTCCGCAAGCGGATGCGGCAAAGGAAGAATCACCCAAACCCAAGAAGAAGTAAGAGGAAGCAATGGAAAACCACGATCAAGAAATCAACGAATCGGTAGATATAGATGCTCGTACGGGTGCGTTCAAGAGAACTCTCACTCGCCTTGAGCATTCCCGTGCCCGCCGTGAGGGCAAGGCTGACAAGTATGCCGGTATGTACAATGACGGAAGTGGTCGTGGAGTCATCATGCCAAAGCCAATCACCTTTAATCAAGAAAGCAAGAGGTTCACAGTGGAAATCGACGGTCGTACCAAGGGCCTCCGTGAGGCACTCAAGCGTGTGGAGATGTATCGCAAACTCCGTGAGGAGAAGAAGAAGACCCTGATGGGTTCGACCAAGAAGGAAGAGGTCGAGATCGACGAAACCCTATCCGAGGACGTTGGCATGACCAAGGGCCAGATCATGGATGCCATCGATCGCAATAATCGTGGCTGGGTCGTAAAGGAGGAGGAACTCTCCCCCGCCCAGAAGAAGTATCGTTCGTTCTTCAACTCCGCCCTCAAGAAGTTCGGTGCGAAGTCGCCCGCCGACCTCGATGACGAAGGCAAGAAGAAGTTGTTCAACTACGTCAAGAAGAACTACAAGGGATAATGCCGACACTCAAAGCCATCTTTCCGTCTCCTGAGAAAGCGAAGGAATTCGCCGATCACTTTGGCATCGTTGGACTTCGTGCCAAGGTGGTGCTGGAGAACAAGTCGGTCGAAATAGCGACCGATGATGCCAAGTCGTTTGAGTTCATCAAGCAAATGGTTCGAGACATTCGTGAGGATTCTCGTTCCGATAGGCACATCGTACGTCTTCTTTCGACCATTCGAGAGTGTGCAGTCGGCGACCGTTCGTTCGAACTGGGACTGCTTGACGGTTCCGCCGCCAAGATTGGTTCGGACTTTGCTCGAAGGTTCCTGTCTCTCTACGAGAAACTGAGTGATGAGGCTCGTCGGAAGATGTGCTTCATCTCGGTCGAGAGCAAGGAAAGTCATGCGAAGGCGGTCCAGTTTGTCATGGGAGGTAATTGATGCCTGCATATAGTCCTCCGGGAGACCCTATAAATCAACCGATTCTTCCGGTTATCGAATCGCCGGGACCAAATGGGTCCATGATTATTCAAGATCTTGTGAGACAGAATAGAAGATGCGTCAAGCACATCACGATTTCCCAGTATCGTCTCATCAGTAATCTGGATGCGTCTCTGAAGACGAACGATACTCTTATTGGTGTTACTGGTTCCGCTTTTGATCCAATTGGAGGCTTTTATGGCCCAGCATTTGTCGCAGGAATCACGAATGGCTCCGCCAAACTCTCACGAGTGAGTTGGAATTTCACTCCAAATGATGTTGGTCAAGATGTTCCATCCATGACTTTGATGTGGCAAGACAACAGTCTTGGAATTGATCTTCTAAAAGCACTGCCGACCAACAACAACGGAAAATACAATGCGGTGGTGATGAGCGGATCGAACGGTGATTTTTCGGTGGAGAAGTTCACCATATCGAACCCCAGCACGACACCATCAGGTTATCTCTATCTTGTTCACACTTCCTATGATGGAAACACCCTCATACCCTCATCGAACTACGTCTCTGGGAGCATGACTCTAGAATTCGTCCTTTGATGCGTGAATACTAAATAAGAATATACCCAAGAGGACAACATGGCAACGAAGCAAAACATTGTAGTAACTCAACGCCGACATGTGGCGAAAATCAATTTTGCGAATGAATCAGCCACCTACACGTTTGGATTGACTGGTTCTGCTTTCGATGCCATCGGTGGTGCCAATGGTGCGCCGTTTATTGCGGGAATCACGGCAGCCACCCCCAGCCTCTCTAAGGTTCTGTGGACGGCGAACGGAGCCACGTTCGGATATCACCTCAAGTTCGGCCCAGATACAAGCAATGGAATCACCGCCATGTCTCTGTATGGTGCCAACGGAGAGTTTTCCTTTGAACGTCTGACCATCAAGAACAATGCACCGGTTCCTGACGGAAACTTTCTCATCATTCCAACCGCCACCGTCACCGGAACAGTCATTTTGGAATTCGTTCTGTAACACCAAGGAACCCAAATGAAACTCATCACAGAGGTCAACGAAGGCATCGAAGTCATCACCGAAGCCTCCGACAGCGGAGACAAGAAGTACTTCATCGAAGGTATTTTCCTTCAGGGCGATATCACGAATCGCAACAAGCGTCGATATCCAATGGAAATGCTTCGTGACAAGGTCAAGTCCTATATCAAGGAATTTGTCGATCAGAAGCGAGCGTTTGGTGAGTTGGGCCATCCCGATGGTCCCACCATCAACCTTGAGCGTGTGTCCCACATGATTACCGAACTCAAGCAGTCCGGCAAGGACTTCGTGGGCAAGGCCAAAATCATGGACACTCCCTACGGCAAGATCGTCAAGAATCTGATTGACGAGGGTGCCAAGTTGGGCGTATCGAGCCGTGGAATCGGCTCCATCGAGGAGAAGAACGGCGTGAACGTGGTCAAGGACGACTTCCGTCTCGCCACCGCCGCCGACATCGTCGCAGATCCATCGGCTCCGGAAGCCTTTGTTCGAGGCGTGATGGAAGGCCGTGAATGGATCTATGAGAACGGTCTGCTCAAGGAACGGGACATCGATGAGATCAAGAAGACCATCACCCGTGCTTCGTCTCGCCAACTGGAGGAAAAGTTCCTTCAGGTATTCGAAAAATATGTCACGAAATGCTCCCGTGAGCATCGCTAATATAAACCAAGCATAAATAACCATTACGAAGGAGAACATCAATGGATTCCATCCAGAACAACGAAATCGAAGAGATCCTTGAAGTCGAGGAAGAAGTCGAAGAGACTTCTGACAACGCCGTACTCGATGAAGAGGATGCGAAGACCCTCCAGAAGGGCAATATCGCCACCAAGAAGGCCAAGAAGCCTGTTGCACCGATGAAGGAAGAAGAAGAGGAAGAGGAAGAGGAGGAAGAGGTCGCCAATGCCAATCCAGCGGTGAAGGCTGGAAAGGGCAAGTATGTCGGCCTTTACAAGGATGGAACCGGCAAGGGTGCAATCATTCCCGAACCCGTCGCCACTGACACCTCTGCCTCGGGCAAGAAACTCAAGGCCAACGTCGCCGCCAAGAAGGCCATGCGTGAGGACATCGACACTCACATGAACGCCATGTTCGACGGCGAGGAACTGTCTGAGACTTTCCGCACCAAGGCTTCGACCATCTTCGAGTCCGCTCTGAACGAGCGTGTTCAGGCCATTCAGTCTGAATTGGAAGAGGAATACAACAACCGTCTGGTTGATGAGGTTGACACCATCAAGGCCGGTCTCACCGAGCAACTCGACTCGTACCTTTCGTACGTCGTTGAGGAGTGGATGGAAGAGAACAAACTCGCTCTTGAGCGTGGTATTCGTACCGAGATCGCCGAAGAGTTCATGACTGGCCTTCGCAACCTGTTCCTTGAGCATGATATTCAGGTTCCCGAGACCAAGGTTGACCTCACCGATCAACTCGCCGAGACCGTCGATTCCCTGAAGACGCAACTCGACGAGGAAATGAATCGCAATGTCGGCCTCAACGCCGAGATCGCCGAATACCGCAAGGCGGCTATTCTCAATGAAGCAGCAAGTGATCTTGCTGACACCGAGAAGGAGCGTTTCGCCACTCTGACCGAGGACATCTCGTTCGAGGACGAGGACGAACTTCGCACCAAGATCGGTGTCATCAAGGAGTCGTATTTCGGCAACAAGAAGGCCGTCATTCGTGAAGAAGCCTTTGTTTCTCATGCCGATCCCGCCGATGCAATCGAAAACACTCAGGTTCCGGAGAACATCACGGAATCGATGTCTGCCTATACCCAAATGATTTCCCGGCTGAACCGCCGGTAAGCAAACTGTAAGTATCCATAAATAACCATATCCATAAGGAGAACCAATAAATGGATCTGACCATTTCTGAAGCACTGCAACGTAAGTGGAAGCCTATTCTTGAACACAGCGAACTCCCCGAAATCAAGGATTCGTACAAGAAGGCCGTCACAACCATGCTCCTCGAAAATCAGGAGCAATACCTCAAGGAAAGCGTACCCACCAACTTCAGCGGTGCGACAATCGGCGGACAGGAAGGCAGCGGCAACGTCGCTCGCTGGGACCCGATTCTCATCAGCCTCGTTCGTCGTGCGATGCCCAACCTCATCGCCTACGACATCTGCGGCGTTCAGCCAATGAGCGGCCCCACCGGCCTGATCTTCGCCATGCGTAGTCGCTATCAGAACCAAACTGGTCCTGAGGCTCTGTATCAGGAAGCCGATGTTGCCTTCGGTGGCTCGGGTTCGACTGGTACGACTGCTGCTGGCGTAACCGGAACCGATACTTACCAGAACGCTTCGGGCGTTGATCCGTTTGAAACTGCCAACGGCCCGACGAAGCCCAATGGAAACGCCATCGGTTCGGGTTACAACAACGGCGGTATAGCGTCCGGCACGCTCGCCGGTGAAACTCTCGGCGATTCGGTGGGCAACCCCTTCCCCCAGATGGCCTTCTCGATCGAGAAGACAACCGTCGAGGCGAAGACTCGTGCCCTGAAGGCCGAGTACACGATGGAACTCGCTCAGGACCTGAAGGCAATCCACGGCCTCGATGCCGAGACGGAACTCGCCAACATCCTGTCGAGCGAAATCCTCGCCGAAATCAACCGTGAGATTGTTCGTGTTCTGTATCAGAACGCCAAACTCGGCGCACGTAGCGGAACCACTCAGACGGCTGGTGTGTTCGACCTGAACGTAGACTCCAACGGTCGTTGGTCGGTCGAGAAGTTCAAGGGTCTGCTCTACCAGATCGAGCGTGAGTGCAACATGATCGCCAAGGAAACCCGTCGTGGCAAGGGCAACTTCATCCTCTGCTCGGCTGACGTTGCCTCGGCCCTCAGCATGGCTGGCATCCTTGACTACGCCCCTGCTCTCTCCACGAACCTCAACGTGGACGACACGGGCAACACCTTCGCCGGTGTTCTCAACGGTCGCCTCCGTGTGTACATCGATCCCTACGCCTCCATGACGACTTCGTACGACTTCTTCATGGCTGGCTATAAGGGTTCGTCGGCCTACGACGCTGGTCTGTTCTACTGCCCCTACGTCCCGCTCCAGATGGTGCGTGCAGTCGGTGAGCAGTCGTTCCAGCCGAAGATCGGCTTCAAGACCCGCTACGGTCTTGTCAACAACCCCTTCGCCACGATTGTGAACGGCTCGGTCCAGTCCGATCCATATAGTTCGAACTCTAGGCGTGGCAACATCTACTACCGCATCGTGAAGGTCACGAACCTGTTCTAATCGAACTGGTTGGTAGAAAAGAGATAGAATCGAAGAGCGGGGCCGAAAGGTCCCGCTCTTTCTTTTCCCCTAAATATCAACAATGGACAATAGGCCAACCATTCCAACCGATCGTAATCCCGGCATTCTCAATCAGATGCCGACGAATACGAATCCGGCCTTTGCCACGAACTTCAGACTGATGATTCCGAAGGTTCGTCGGAGCATCTACTTCTGCACGGAAGTGGCGTTCCCGGACATGACATGCGAACCCATAAAGGTTCCCGCTCCATTCGCTCCATCCCTCAAGTTCTTCGGAAACAAGATCAGTCATGGAGATCTCAGCGTTCGGTTCATCGTCAACGAGGACTATTCGAACTATCAGGAACTCACCGACTGGTACAAGGCATCTCTGGTCTATGAGGATTTCTTCAAGTCCGGAACCGACCTGAACGTGAATCTCATGTCCAACACGGGCCATTTGCTCATTCTCTCGAACAAGAAGAATCCGGTGGCTCGCTTTCGATTCAACGGCCTCATGGTCACGGGCATCACGTCAATTGAATACAACAGTGCCCTGACCGATGCCACGGCGACCACGGCCACCGCAACATTCCAGTTCACAAGTTACGACTTGGAACCAATCTGAGAAATCGTCATGCCAGAAACATATACCCGAGATCAATCTCTTGACATCAAGGCGCAGTTCTTTCTGATGAGAAACCCATCAGATGCGACACACCCTCTCCACACGCACCGAAACGTGACCGTGATTGCGAAGGTGAGAATAGGTGAGTTCTCCAATTACGATGTCAACGTCCCACCCGGATATGAGAGTTCTCAATACACCGTCGATGCGGACATTGATGATCTTGCACGATACACGCCGAACAATGCAACGGCTATGGGAAAGAGATTCGCCGACTGGTTTGAATATCAGGGACTTGTTCGTGGCAAGGGTTTGGCGTATGGCGGTCTGTATGCCGGGGCGGTGGAGTTTCAGAATTTCGGCAATGGATTGAGAACAACCAAGAACCTCATGCTGTCGGGAGATGTGGGTTATATAATCGGTTTCCATAGCCAACAAATCCAGAGAAACAGCGGATTGGTGGATACGGAGGGAGAACTCACCCTTGGAGACTTCACAAAGGCCGCTCTTCAGGCCATGAAGACCGAGTGTGACAATCGAAACCTTTGCTACCCATTGTACATCATCGGTGATCTTGAGGAGGTTCCTTCGATTTCGCACCCCCTGAACATGATCGGAAGAGCCGAAGGAGACTGTCAACGAACCAGTCACGGAGAACTGAACTGTCCGGTGGGACCTCTACAGACGTATGGTGATATTTACGGCACTTCTTCGTTTGACACCGAGATTGCATATTCGCAGTGGAATGGGTCGGGTTGGACTGACATATCTTTTCGGCAGGCTCTTACTGAATATGGATTGCCAACAGATCCCACCAAAAGTAACGTCC